TGTCAAACTTTGCAGTTGAGGGTGCAACAGCATCTGACGCTACTATGTCTCCAACAACTCGTGTTGGCAACCGCACTCAAATCGCTCAGAAAACAATCAAGATTTCTGGCACTTTGCAGTCTGTTGACAAAGCTGGTCGTAAGTCTGAAAAGGCTTACCAGTTGGCTAAAGCCTCTAGCGAAATCAAGCGTGACATGGAAACCTCTTTGCTGAGTAACCAGATTGCTGCTAATGGTGACTCTACTACTGCTCGTAAATTGGGCGGTCTGCAAGCATGGTTGAACAGCAACTATGATGGCGGTACTGATGGTGTTGCTGGTAACTTGGGTACTACTGCTCGTACCAACGGCACAAACCGCACTTTCACAGAAGACATCTTGAAGACTGTTATCAAAGAAGTGTACGCTTCTGGTGGCAATCCTAAAGTCTTGATGGTTAACCCTGCACACAAGCAATTGGTATCTGCTTTTGCTGGTATCGCTGCACAGCGTTTCATGGCTCCTTCAAATGCGCCTACTACCATCATTGGTGCGGCAGACGTTTATTTGAGCGACTTCGGTACAATTTCTGTTGTGCCTAACCGCTTTATGACTTCTACCAACTCATGCGATGAGACAGCGTTCATTGTTGACCCTGACATGGCTGCTATTGCTTACTTGCGTCCTTTCCAGACCAACGAGTTGGCTGTGACTGGCGACAATGAGTCTACACAATTGTTGGCTGAGTACACCTTGGAAGTTAAAAACCAAGCTGCTCACGGCATCTTTGCTGACTTGACACCTTAATCTAAGGTAACCCCGAAAAATGCCTCAGACTTAAACCTCTGGGGCATTTTCTTTTCTACACAAACTGATAGAATTAGGTTATGCAAAATCCTGTCAATTTTCGTAAATCTGCTGTCCATTCCGATGGTGATGGCGGAATCATTATTGAGACTCGTCAGGATATAACTGACATTCTTGAACAGAACAAAAAAGAGTACAACTCTTACGATGAACGAGCAAAATGGTCTGATAACTTGTTTGGCAATAAAGTAGCATCAATTCCAATGACTGTGATTGATGACCTAAACAAACAAGGCATCATGCGTGGCTTTGCTGTGCTTGATGAGAAGCGTTTTAAGGCTTGGTTAAACGAGCGTGATAACAGAGTTTTTAGAACTCGGACAGGAGTGGTATGAGTTTAACTACATACTCTGACTTGCAGACCTCGATTGCCAATTATTTGGCTCGTTCTGATTTGACAAGCCAGATTCCAGATTTCATTACATTTGCTGAGAATCGACTCCGCAGAGAATTGCGTATTCGTCAGATGCTCAAGTCTGTCACAACAGCAACTGTAAGTGGTGACAATACTGTTGAATTGCCTAGCGACTTTTTGCAGGTGCGTGATTTTGTTGTGATGACAAATCCAATTCAACCACTTAGCTACTCTAGTCCATCAGCATTGTCTAATGACCCAAGAGCATCAGAAGTTGGTGTTCCAATGTCTTACACAATCCTTGCTAATGACTTCCAAGTGTCACCTGCACCCGATGGTGTTTACACAGTAAGACTCTTGTACTTTGCTGCGCCAGCATACTTGTCTAGCAGTAATACATCTAATGTGTTTTTGACAACAGCACCAGATGCTTTGCTCTATGCTTCTTTGATTGAAGCAGAGCCTTACTTGATGAATGACGCACGAATCAATACATGGGGAACTATGTATGACAGAGCGATTTCCTCTCTCACAAAGTCTGATGAAGAAGGTCAATACTCTGGCGTTCCATTGGCAATGAAACTAACTCCAAGGTGATACTATGGCAGAAATGAGCAATTATCTGGAAAATGCCCTGATTAACGGCACTCTCCGAGCAACAACTTACACAGCACCAACAACTGTGTATTTGGCTTTGTACACATCTGACCCAACAGACGCTGATACAGGTACAGAAGTATCTGGAACATCGTATGCTCGTCAGTCAATTACATTTGGTTCGCCTAGCAATGGTGCTACTACTAACTCTGCTGCTATTGAGTTTCCTCAAGCTGGTGGCTCATGGGGAACAGTAGCTTACATTGGTATTCGTGATGCTTCAACAGGTGGGAATTTACTGTATCACTCTCCACTAGATGCTTCTAAAACAATTGCAACAGGCGATGTATTCCGTGTTGCTGCTGGTTCATTGAGCGTTACTTTGGCGTGAGATGGCTGATTTACTGCCTCCGTGGACGATTGACTCGCTAGACAATTTAAAGTCTAGCATTGATGACTTAACACTCACACTCGATAGTCCACTTTATCTAACATCAGTAACCCTGTGGGATGCTTATGCGTCTGTGACTGCTTCTGCAAGCGTTACAGCCGATGCAACTAGGGTTCAGTATGGTAGTGCGGCAGTAGATGGTACAGCGACTGTTACGGCAGACGCTACAAGGGTTCAGTACGCAAGTGCAAGCATTGAATGTTCTGCTTCAGTTTCTTGTGCAGGGACTAGAGTACAGAACGCAACGATTGGCATTGATGCAGTAGCAATTGTTGTTTGTGATGCTATTCGTGTTCAGTATGCAAGTGCAAGCATAACGGCAGGTGCTGATGTAACTGCAAACGCTACTGTCATTCAGGGTGGTATAGCTTCAATTGTTTGCACAGCAACTGTAACTGCTGATGGTCATGTACTTGGTGATAATTGGTCACCAGTACCAGAGGATGAGAATACATGGACTCCAGTAAGTGTCAATGACAACACTTGGACTGATGTTTCAATGAATGACAATACATGGACACCAGTTGCTGCTAATGACAACGATTGGACAATTCAATCGCAAGGAAGTAACACATGGCTACGACAAAATTAACTTTTGGTGAGTGGATGCCTGACCAACCTAGCGTGTCAGGTGCTTTGACTGATGCTAAGAATGTAGTTTCTCAGGCTATCGGTTATGGCCCATTCCCCACTCCAGAGCGATTCTCAACAAGCGCAGCAGCAGAAAGCCTAACTTCTCTCTACGCTGCCAAACAGCCTGATGGGAATACATCATTGTTTGCTGCTGGCTCTAGCAAGATTTATACAGTAAGTGGCGTAGGTGCTATTACTGAAGTCAAGAGTGGCATGACAACAGGCACAGACGACAAGGTTCGCTTTACTCAGTTTGGCAAGACTGTCATTTCTGCAAACAACTCACAAAAGTTGCAAGCATGGACTCTTGGAACTTCTACATCTTTTGCTGACTTGGCTGCTAATGCGCCTATTGCTAAGTACATCACAGTAGTTCGTGACTTTGTGGTTGTGGCTAATACTTACGAATCTGCTGCTCAACAGCAATACAGGGTTCGTTGGTCTGCTATCAACAATGAAACAGACTGGACTGAGGATGTAAACACTCAATCAGACTATCAAGATATTCCTGATGGTGGACAGATTGTAGGTATTCGTGGTGGTGAGTTTGGTCTTGTCTTCTTGGAGAGAGCCATTCACCGAATGAGTTATGTTGGCACTCCATTCATTTTCCAGTTTGACAATATCTCTCGTGGTAAGGGATGTATGGTAGCTGGCTCAATTGCTCAGTATCAAGGCATTACATTCTTCTTGTCTGACGATGGTTTCTATATGTGTGATGGACAGAATGTCACACCTATTGGCGCAGAGAAGGTTGACCGATTCTTTATTGAAGACGCTTCCGATTCCGACTATGGAACAATGTCTGCTGCTGTTGACCCAATCCGCAAGTTGGTAATCTGGAATTACAAGTCTGTTAATGGAACTCGTAATCTATTGATTTACAACTTTAAGACACAGAAGTGGACTTACGCAGACGCAAATACAGATTACTTGGCAGAAGCCTCTACATCGTCTGTAACCCTTGAGCAACTCGATAGCATTTCAACATCTATTGATGCTTTGACCTCCTCTTTGGATTCTCGTCTGTATGTAGGTGGTAAGTATTTCTTAGGTGGTACTTCTGGTGCTTATGTAATGACTTACACAGGTGCTAACCTAACTGGTTACATCTCTACAGGTGATTTAGACATTGGTGCTAACTCAGTAGTAACATTAGCTAGACCTATTGTTGACAATGGTTCTGCAACTGTGGCTATTGCTTCTCGTACTTTGTTAGACCAAGGTGTGAACTATGGGACAGCCATTGCAGCTAGTTCTGAGAATCGTGTGCCACTCCGAAGCGCAGGTAGATACCACAGGCTAAAAGTTACTCCGACAGGAGCTGACTGGAAGAACGCTGTTTCTGTGGATGTGGATGTAACACCGCAGGGAGTTCGCTGATGTTTAGAAGCCTACCTGCTTTTGGTGGTGACCAACGAGCCGTGGCAGAGGTTGTCCGTGGCATCATGGATGGCAAAACCAATAACACAGGCACTTTGACTCTAGCGACTGGTGGTGCTACATCTACCACTTTGGTGGACAGAAGGATAGGCCCTGAAAGCGTAATCCTGTTTGTTCCTAACTCTGCTGCTGCTTTTGCTGATTCTGCGCCTTATGGTGCGTTCCAAGATGGAACAGACCAAACTGCTGCTAGTACGACTGTTGCTTATCCTATTACCTTTGATACAACCGACTTCTCTAATGGAATTACGTTATCAAATAGTTCTAGGTTAAATGTAAAAAACGCAGGACTCTACAACTTGCAGTTTTCCATTCAACTAAAAAACACAACCAGTAGTGGTCAAGATGTGGATATTTGGTTTCGCAAGAATGGCACAAATATTGACAATTCAAACAGCAGATTTCACCCGCCAGCAAGAAAAGGCTCTGGTGACCCAAGTCATATCATTGCTGCATTGAATTTCTTTATTGACATGGCTGCTAATGATTATGTTGAGATTGTGTGGAGAACTGAAGATACTGGTGTAAGTATTGAGCATTTTGGGACAAGCACAAGCCCGACAAGACCTGCTGTGCCATCAGTCATAGCTACTATGAATTTAGTAGGCGGTGGTGCTACTTTTAATGGTATTTATGCTAGTTCACAAGGACAAGGAACAGCAACGATTACCCACTTTGCAAATTCAACGGCTAATAAGACCTACAGATATGCAATTATTGGTTGATTTTCATAATTTATGTATAATGGATTCCGTGGATGACCCATCATGGAATCCGAACTTTTAGGAGATTTACACCATGATGTTAGACCCAAGCACATTTGATTTTTCAAAATATACCCCGCAACAGCTAGAGCTAATGCAAGGTAATGTTTACAATTCAAATCCAACAAGTGTGCCAGCAAATCTTGCCAGTCAATCAATGTCTGGTGCGCCTACAGCAAATCCTGCACCTCCTCCAATGACGCAGACTCCAGCGGCTACGTCATCAAACATTGACCCAACTATTCAACCATACTTAGGTTATGGATTGAGTGAAGCACAGCGTTTGTATCAAGCTGGTGGCCCTCAGTATTATGGTGGTCAGACTTATGTAAGTCCTAGCACTACGACTCAAACTGGTTTACAGGCTTTAGAAGCTCGTGCTAAGTTGGGTAACCCACTATTGCAATCTGCTCAGAATCAATTGCAGAGTACAGTCTCTGGTGAGTTCTTGGGTGGCAATCCATTCTTCCAAGGTGCATTTGCTCCTGCTGCTAAAGCCGCTGAGAGCCAGTTTAAGCAATCGTTGGGTGACATTGCTGGTAAGGCTAGCTTGGCAGGACGTTATGGCTCTGGTGCTATGGGTTCTTTGCAAGACCGAGCAACTGGTGCATTTACTCAGTCATTGGCTAACACAGCAGGTCAGTTGGCTTATCAGAACTACGATGCAGAACGAGCAAGACAGCAAGCCGCTACATTGGCTTCTCCTGCTATGGCAAGTGCTGATTACCAAGACATTCAGAACTTGATTAACGCTGGTCAGTTGCGTGAAGGCTACACAGGTCAGCAACAGCAAGCAGACATTCAGCGTTTTAATTTCTTGCAGAATCAACCACAAGTTAACTTGCAGAATTATTTGTCTTCTATTTATGGTAATCCTACAGCAAGGATGCAACAACAACCAGACACAAGCCCATCTGATTTGCAGAACTTGCTAGGTACTGTTGCTACTCTTGGTGGAGTAGAGAAAAATACTGGATGGTTAAGTTCTGGTTGGAACAAGCTGTTTGGCGCATAAGGAATAATCATGGCTGGACTATTAGACATTTTCGGGACTGGCGGTGCAGACACAATGGGTCTGCTCGGAATGTCTGCTGAAGACATTAAAAAGAATCGTGATGAAGCGCAAGCACAAGCCTTATATGCTTTAGCAGGGCGTTTGTTCCAAGGCGGTAAAGTAGCACCATCTATCTTGCAAGGTCTGCAACAAGGTCAGCAAGCATATAAAGGTGCTATGCAAGCTGGTATGCAAGAGCAACTACAAAATGCTCAACTGCAAGATATGTTGCGTAAAAAGCAACAAGAACAGCAATCACAAGCTGAACAACAACGTATTCAACAGATTGTTCAAGGTGGTGTTACTAGACCACAAGAAATTTATGGTGAGGACATTATGGGTCAGCGTCAAGGTGAGGGCATGACTGCACCTAGCTTTGACTTGGCTCGCATTGCTCCTCAGTTAATGAGTTCTGCTGAAGGACGTAAGTCTCTTTCTGAATTGCTTTCTGCTCAAAAAGCAATGCGTCCAGAAACATTCTCACTTGCTGAAGGTGCAGTACAGTTTGAGCGTGACCCATTTACAGGTCAAACAAGAACTGTGGCTCAAGGCGCACCAAAACGTGAGCCAGTACCAAGTGCAATTGCTGAGTACAATTTTGCTAAAGACCAAGGTTTTAAGGGTACTTTCCAAGAATTTGAGTTAGCCAAACGTGCTGCTGGCGCACCTAAAGTTGCTGTAGATTTGAAAGACCCAACAGCAGTAGCAAAAGCACAATCTGATGTTTTGAAAGATTGGCGTGGCGTAGTTAAAGATACTGGTGCAATGGAAGTTGCTGACAGATTTAAGGCTGCCAAAGCTGCTGTAATAGAAGGTAATTCAGGAAACAAAGCTGCTGATGGCGCATTGATTTATGCCATTGGTAAGATTTATGACCCATCTGGTGCTGTTCAAGAAGGTGACAAGGCTACGATTCTTGGCAATCGTTCTATTCCTCAGTCTATCAAGGCTTATGCTGAACGAGCATTAAATGGTCAATCATTGTTGCCAGAAGAACGTGCTGGATTGCTTGCAGTAGCTTCTAAAGTTGTTGAATCAAAGGCTCGTAACCTAGAGGCTCAAAAAGCCCCTTACACAAATATTTCTCAGCAATTAGGTGGCAATGGCACATTGTTGCTAAACCCTCTTGCAGAGGCGTTAACTGCACCAGTTGAAAGACCAACAGGTATGCCATCTATGGCTGACATTCAAGCTGAGATTGCTCGTAGAAAGAAACGATAATGGACTTAACCAAACTGTCAGATGATGACTTGATGGCTTTGCAGTCAGGCGACTTGTCAAAAGTCTCTGACGCAGGTTTGGCTGTTCTTAGCGGTGCTGAAACACCAAAGCCAACTAAGAGAATGACAAGAGAAGAAGCAATTAAGGAAATTACTACTTCTCCTCGTCCAGAGCAAATGCAACTTGGAAGTGCTAGTGACTTTGGCAGACAATTAGGTTTGACAGGACGAGCAGCATTAACTGGTGCTTTGTCTATTCCTACAATGGGTGCTGATGCTCTTACAGGGCTTATCAATCTGTTGGCTGGAAGACAGGTTATGCAACCTACTAGCCAAGGCTTACAGAACTTGATGACACAAGCAGGTGTGCCTACTCCTAGAACACCACAAGAGCGTGTCGTTCAAGATGTGACAAGCGCAGGTTTCGGTGTGGCTGGCCCTGCATCTGTGGCTAGGAATATGCCATCAGCAGTTCAAGAATTCTTCACTAAGAGTTTAGGTACTCAGGGTGCTGCGGCTACGGCAGGTGCATTGGCATCTGGTGCTGCTCGTGAGAGCGATGTTGGCCCTGTTGGTCAAACGCTTGGTGCTTTGATGGGTTCTATTAGCGCAGGTGGTGCTGTGGGTGCTGCACCTATTGTTGCTAGAACTTCTAAAGAGATTGTTCGTCCATTTACCCAAGCAGGGCGTGAAGTTATCACAGGTAATGTACTGCGTAACTTGGCATCTGATGCTGAACAAGCAATCAAGTCTGGTGAAACGTATATACCTAAGATTGGTGGATATACACCGACTACAGCACAAGCCACTCGTGATATTGGCTTGATTAACGCTGAGACTGCTATTAAAGGCTTAGATGTAACTGGTGGGCGTTTTGCTACACAGGCTTTGGAAGCTAACCAAGCGCAGATGGCTATTTTGAATCGTCTTGCTAAAGATGAGGATGCGTTAGCTGCTGCATTGAAGAAACGTGATGAAGTCACAGCACCATTGCGTGAACAGGCTTTTGCTAACTCTACTGTTGACCCAGACACATTCCAGTCTGCTATTTCATTGACAGTTAACAAGACCATTGATGACATTCTGAACTCACCTGTTGGTAAGCGACAGACTGTTATGTCTGTTCTGAACAATGCTAAAGATGATATTGCTCGTGCTGCATCTCCTGCTGAACTTTATGAGATTCGTAAAGATTTAAGGGCTGCTGCACAAGGTTTGCTAGACAAGTCTGCAAGCAATGGCCCAACAGCAGGTGCATACAGAGCCGCTAAACCTCAACTTGAGGCTGTGATTCGTTCTGTAGATGACGCTATCGAAGCAGGTGCTACTGGCTACAAAGACTACTTAGCTAAGTATGCTGCTTCTAGCAAAGGCATTGAGCGTCTTGAGGCTGCACAGCAGTTTAAGAGCAAGGTTCTTTCTACGACTCCTGACCCATCACGAGCCAATGACTATTTGATTTCTCAGCCTAAGTTCTTAAATGCTATCAGGGCAGCAGAGAAAGAGACTAAGTTATCTGGTACTCAGTTGTCTTTGTTAAAGATGGTTGCTCAAGATTTAGATAGTGGTGTATTGCCAAGAGCCACAAAAGCCGCAGGTTCAGATACATTTAAGAACATGAGTACCGCTAATGTGATTGGTGGAATGATTGGCAAGCAAATGTTTGGCGATGTTCCTCAAGCCTTGCAAAAGGTTTCTGCACCAATGAATTGGCTGTATAACGGAACAGACGATGCTATTCGTGAGTTGTTGGTTAATGCAATGCTTGACCCTAAACTTGCTTCTAGCTTGATGAAAAAAGCATCAGTTATGACAGTAGAGCCTCTTAACAGAGAATTACAACGTAAGGCACTAGCTTTGGGTTATGGTGCTGCATTTGGATTAACGGAGTAAAACATGGCAAAGACAAAGATTAGCGAATGGAGTTCAACTCCTGCGAATAACACAGACATTGATAGCATTAACATTGCAGAGGGCTGTGCGCCATCTGGCATTAACGATGCTATCCGTGAGTTAATGGCTCAAGTTAAAGACTTGTACGCTGGAACTAGCGGAGACATTATTGCAGTTGGAGCAGGTGGTACTGGTGTAGGTACATCTACAGGCTCTGGTAACAATGTATTGTCTACCTCTCCTACATTAGTTACTCCTGTCCTTGGAACACCTACTAGCGTAACTTTAACGAACGCTACAGGACTTCCTATCGCTACAGGTGTATCTGGTCTAGGAACTGGTGTAGCGACTGCTCTAGCGGTTAATGTAGGCTCTGCTGGTGCGCCAGTATTGTTCAATGGTGCTTTGGGTACACCCTCTAGCGGTACTGTAACTAACCTTACAGGTACAGCCTCTATTAACATCAATGGTACTGTTGGCGCTACTACCCCTACTACTGGTGCTTTCACAACAGTAGCTGCTTCTAGTTCTGTAACCCTCTCTGGAGGCACAGCCAATGGAGTAACCTATCTCAATGGTTCAAAGGTTCTGACAAGTGGCTCTGCGCTAGTCTTTGATGGCACTAACTTAAGTGTTGGCACTACTGCTTTATCAGGCGGCAAATTTTCTACGCTTGCTGATTTAACTGCCGTAAACGGATTAGTCATTCGTGACAGCGCAACCACTTATGCAAACAATGACAACTATGTTTTGTTGCAAAACAGCGCAGGCGCTACTGCAGGTGGATTAACTCACCCTGCATCACAAAGCCTTGGTGTATGGGGTTTTGATGACATTCGTTTTGTACAAGGTTCTGGTGCTACAGAACAAATGCGCCTCACCTCAACAGGGTTGGGTATTGGTACAAGTAGTCCTCAAGCAAAACTTCATGTTTCTGGCTCAACATGGATGACTGGTGACAACACACTTTCTGGTGTAACCGCTGACGGTCTAACAACACGATTCACAGGAAACGTAAGTTATCTTCAATCCGTCACCGTTTCTAGTGGAACAGTTACTGGCGGTCGAGACTTGTCTTTAGATGCAAACAAGATACTGTTCCGCACAATTAGCGGTGCTTCCTTTGCAGAAAAAATGCAACTGGACAACTCAGGCAATCTAGGCTTGGGAGTTACTCCGAGTGCTGGACTTGCCACTGCAAATTACCGTTTGTTTATGTTTGGATTGGCTGGTGGCGGTTCGTTGTACGCTGGTGAAGGACAAATGCTTCTTGGAAGCAATATCTCATGGGCTGGTGGAACTGCAAAATACACCGCATCAACCACACCTGCGGCACTTTATAACCAATCCGCAAGTGTTCATTCTTGGTCTATCGCCCCATCAGGCACAGCGGGGGACAATATCTCCTTTACTCAGGCGATGACTCTGGATGCAAGTGGGAATTTGGCACTTGGAGCAACATCGGCATTAGGAACTGCTAGCGGATATAGCACATTTACTGTTAATGGTTCTTCTGGAGGACAGATTACTTTTGGAACAAGCGCAACAGCAAAAGCTTATATATATAACGATTCTTCTGATTTGTATTTAGGTACTGTTAATGGCGGTGGTGCTGTTCGTTTGTATGCGGGTAGTACCACAGAACGAGCCAGAATAGACTCTAGCGGTGCATTGTTGTTAACTTGCACATCAACACCAAGTTCTACTGTTTCAGGACTTCAACTTATTGGAACAGGTGGAGGAAATATTTCTTCTTCTGGTTCATCAACAACCACATATAACCATTGGATTTTTAAAAACGGAAACAATACTGTTGGTTCAATTTCTACAAATGGCTCTACAACTACTTACGCAACATCTTCAGACTACCGCCTTAAGAATATTACAGGGCCAGTCACAAATTCTGGTGCGTACATTGACAGCCTAAATCCTGTTGAAGGTACTTGGAAAGCAGATGGTTCAACATTTGTTGGTTTGATTGCTCACGAAGTCCAAGAAGCCTCACGCACACAAGTAGCCACAGGCGTTAAAGATGGCGAAGAAATGCAAGCAATGGATTACTCAAATTCTGAGTTAATTGCAAATTTGATTGCAGAATTGAAATCTTTGCGTCAACGTGTTGCACAATTAGAAGCATGATGAAATCCTGTTCACATTGTCATCAAGAAAAGCCTTTCGAGGCTTTCTACACTAGCCTGACAAATAAGTCGGGCTATACCTCTTGGTGCAAAGTCTGTGAGTCTGAGCGTAACAAAGCAAAGAATCAGGCTAATCGTGAGCGTAGGCTTGTCAAGGCTAAAGAGTGGCGTGATGCAAACAAAGATAAGCAAATTGTTGCTATTCAAGCATGGCGTGAGAAAAATACAGAAAAGTTGGCTGAAACTTATCGTGATTGGGCTAAACGCAACAAAGGCAAAGTTAATGCCAAATGGATGCAACGAGAAGCGGCTAAAAAATGCAGAACTCCATCGTGGCTTGATAAGCAAATGAAACAACAAATTGAAGTTGAATACAGTTTGGCGGCATGGTGTACAGAAGTTATGAATGAGCCGTACCATGTTGACCACATTGTGCCGTTGCAAGGTAAAACAGTATCAGGTCTTCATGTTCCTTGGAATTTACAAGTTATCCCTGCAAAACTGAATCAGAAAAAATCTAACCGCTTTTGAAAGGTAAATTATGACTAAACAAGAAATCATTGAGATGGCTGAACAAGTTGGTTTACCAGAGTTTGAAAACAATGAAAGCCAAGCAGATAACTTAATTGCATTTGCTAGACTGATTGAAGAACAAGTTAAACAAACATTAACAGAGGAAACAGTATGACTACGACTTATAACTGGGTAATAACCCAAACCGATTATGAAACTGCAACAGGGTTCATTACCTGTGCGCACTGGAGTTGCAATGCCACAGATGGTGATTACACAGCATCTATCTACTCAACATCCTCATGGGCTTCTGGTACACCAACAGTCCCATACGCTAATGTAACGATGGCTGAAGTATTGAATTGGGTATGGGCTAATGGTGTTGATAAAGCTAGTACAGAGGCGGCTCTGGCAGCTAATATTGCTTTGCAGAAGAATCCTGTAACTGCTACTGGCACACCTTGGTCTGCATAAGCTAACAGGAAGCCACTACCTGAATTTAGTGGCACATTAGGAGAAACTCATGGGCGAGAAAAAAACAAACCCTGTGACAATCGATGGAGTTGAGTACATCTTTGAGGACATGACACCTGAACAGCAAACCCTGCTGAATCATGTGGTTGACTTGGAGAGGAAACTTAATTCTGCTAAATTCAATGTTGACCAACTTCAAGTAGGCAGAGATGCTTTCTTTGGGTTGCTCAAAACCGCATTAGAAAAACCAACGGAGTAGTAATGAGTGATGTCAGCCACGAGCAAATCTACAATCGTCTGTTGGCGGTAGAAGCAAAAGTAGATGAGATAGATAAGAACACAAAAGACTTGGTAGAAGCTATTGATGCTGCCAAGGGTGCTGTAAAGGTTCTTAACTGGATTGCATCTATTGCTCAACCAGTCTTATGGATAGGTGGTTTGGTCTTGGCTGCTGGCGCATTATGGCAAGGCTGGATTAAGAAATGAAAGATTGGCTGTTAGCTTTTACTAGCGCAGCCATTCTCTGTATAACCATCGTTTGGTGTGTCTACATAATTTTGTGGACATGGTATTTATAGAATTTTTACTAGCTGTATCTATTGAGTACAGGTGTGTCAAGTGGGCTTGGGTGGGCGATGTCTACAACAGGAAAGTTGTATGCGTTAAATGGGAAAGAAAGAAATGATTGACCCCATATCTGCCCTAGAAGGCTTAGAGAAAGCAGTTAGTCTCGTTAAAAAAGCCAGCAAGGTCGCTAACGATATTGGTGGCTTATCGGTAATGGTCGGGCGTATGCTCGATGCTGAGAGTGGTGCTACTAAGTCTATGCTTGCCGCCAAAAAAGCAGGTGGCAAATCTAACTTTGAAGTTGCGATGCGTATTGAAAACGCATTGATGAATAGCAGAAAGCTCTTAAAAGAAATCCAGCTCCTCTATATGCAGACTGGCAATATAGATGTCTACAATAAAATGATGGCTCGGAAAGCTGAAATGGACAGAGACGATGCCATTGCTGCTAGAGATGCAAAGGTTGCTGAAAAAAAAAGGAAACAGAAAGAACAAGAGCAGATGGAGATGGCGGCTCTTATTGGCGGTATAGCGTTCGTTCTCCTTCTCGTTGGTATCGGCATCAATGAGTTATTAGATTTCTGCCAAACAACTAAACGCTGTGGTCGATGAATGAGTATCAGAAACAGTTCGACCAATGGCTCAAAATCTTTGTGCGTATGTGCATTGCATGGTATGTGCTTGGATTGCTCCGCTACCTTCCTGATGACTTGTCGGACAAGATAGTAACTAAATTTCTCTCATACATAGGATTAGGATAATGTATTCACTATTTTCTACACTTGGTGGTTTGCTTATTTCAGGCTTACCTAAACTGCTTGACTATTTCCAAAACAAAGCAGACCAAGCACATGAGTTAAGACTTGCACAAGTTCAAACAGAGCGTGAGTTGCAATTAGCTGCTCAAGGTTTTCTTGCCCAAGAGCGTATTGAGGAAATTCGCACAGACCAAATTTCTATGCAGACAGATGCACAGATGACTGAGGCGGCTTTAAAGCACGATGAAAAGGTTTTAGAAAAAGCAAGCACATGGGTTGTTAACTTTATTGGTACTGTTCGCCCTGTAGTAACTTACATTTTTGTTTTAGAGTTGTGTGCTATCAATGCTTGGATTGCTTACTATGTTTACTCTCGCCCAAGCCTAGTTAACAACATGGATGATTTAATTCGTGTGACAGACATTATTTTCTCTAGCGATGAAATGGCTATGCTAGGTGGAATTATTGGTTTCTGGTTTGGTTCTCGTAGCTGGGCTAAGAAATGAAACTGAGCAAGGCTGGCGCTGATTTAATGCACCAGTATGAAGGATGCAGGAATAAGCCTTACCTGTGTCCTGCTCATATCTGGACTATTGGTTATGGTCATGTCCTATACCAAGAGCAGATTAAATTGCCTGTTGTTTATTTGCCAAAACACGAGGAAATGGCTGAAAAGCCCTTGCTTCGTAAGAATTATGTCTTAAAACCACAAGACAATCGGGTTTGGTCACAAGATGAAATCAATTCGTTATTCGCAACTGATGTCGAGAATTTTGAGCGTGGTGTTTTACGACTTTCTCCTGCTCTATCTGGTCGTCAAGGGGCTTTCGATGCGTGTGTCTCTTTTTCCTTCAACGCTGGATTGGGCAATTTTCAGCGGTCTACTATTCGGATGAAAATAAACCGAGGTGACTGGGAGGGTGCAGCCGAGGCTTTTATGCAATGGACTAAAGGTGGCGGTAAGGAATTGACTGGTCTTGTAAAGCGCAGAAAAGCTGAAATTAAATTATTTTTAGATAATGCCTAACATACCAACTCAACAAGATGCAGAACTGTTCTACCAAAGTGTCAAAAAATGGCAACAGGTGCTGTCTCTTGGTGATTGGAGAATTGAAAAGGGCATAAAGCCAGCTAAGGGTGCAATGGCATCTGTTGAGTTTACTGATAACGCTAGATTAGCTGTTTATCGGTTGGGTGATTTTGGTGCAGAGAAAATCACCAGAGAATCACTTGATAAGACTGCACTCCACGAGTTACTGCATATCTTTTTGCATGACTTGATGTGTGTAGCCACAGACCCAAAGTCCTCAGATGAGGATATTGAAATGCAAGAGCATAGGGTTATTAACTTGCTAGAAAACCTATTGACCAAGGATTCCAATGGGCGCACATAACGAAACCTGCACAGACGTTGAGTTTATCAAGCTGTGGGGCGAACTTCAATCAGCAGCTAAACTTGCACAACATCTTGGCATTGCAACCAGAGCAGTTTACTTGCGCAGACGATGGATAGAAGAACACTACAAAATTAAGCTAGGTGCTGCTGACCATCGTGGTGCTAAATACGACTCTACCAGACAAAAATCCTACTCTCCTTTGAAGCAGATAGAACTAGGCATAGAGGACGGAATAGTCTTGGTGTTCTCTGATGCTCACTTCATTCCTAATCAGCGTTCTACAGCCTTTAAAGGGCTTTTATGGGCTATTCAAGAGTTCAAGCCTAAAGCGGTGATATGCAATGGTGATGCTTTTGATGGTGCGTCTATATCTCGTCACGATGCTTCTGACCAACCACAAACTTCTGTCATTCAAGAGTTAAAGGCTTGTCAGGCAATGTTGGGTGAGATTGAGGAAACAGCTAAAGCAGAGCGACACAATGTAAAGCTAATCTTTACATACGGCAATCACGATGCTCGATTTGCTACTCGACTGGCAAACAATGCGCCTCAGTTTAAAGATGTCCAAGGCTTTAAATTACCAGACCATATTCCAGATTGGGATTTCTGTTGGGCTTGTTGGCCTACAAATGAGGTGATTGTTAAACACCGATACAAAGGTGGTATTCATGCCACTCACAACAATACTGTGACTGCTGGTGTGTCTATCGTTACTGGACACTTGCACTCTCTGAAGGTTACGCCTTTCTCTGACTACAATGGAAACAGATATGGCGTAGACACAGGAACATTAGCTGAGACAGATGGCCCACAGTTTACTTATGGTGAGTTAAATCCATCTAATCACAGGTCAGGCTTTGCGGTGCTGACCTTTTTTAATGGTCAATTGTTATGGCCTGAGTTAGTCCACAAGTTTGATGAAGGACAAGTGGAGTTTCGTGGTGAAGTTATTGATGTGAGTTTATTTTGAGTGCTTGGCTAATTATTCTCACAGGGGCAATCTACGCCTACATAGCTGGTGAGCAGCTTTGGAAAGATAACCCACACATGGCAATAGTCTATGCGGGTTATAGTTTCAGTAATTTAGGTCTTTACTTACTCGCCAAGTGACTTAACGAACAATCCGTTTGGCAAAAGCGTACCCCTACGATTCTTAATCTGGTCGTATGCTACTTCCATGCAGTCTACCAGATTGATGTCTTGCAAAGCGCAGTAATTAACAAGGCAGACCATGACATCACCAACAGCGTCCACAATAGCTTCCTTGTCCTTCTTAATGGTTGCATCTGCTAGTTCTCCCATCTCTGACATTGCTTTTAGAAGCTGAACTTCTGGTGTACTGTTAGGAATAATCTTACGAGCCTCTGCCCATTGGATTATTTTTATTTCTACATTTGCGTATGACATATCTATCCTTTTGAGTTTGCAAATTCGTACCACATCACATAAAAGTCTTTCAAGAAATCAAGACCCTCACCAATCTTTACGCACCTGCCTAGCACTATCTGGAACACACTACCAACTTCTGTTTGTTCTTTGTCTGTGTTACCAATAATGACCAGTACAGTAAATTTAGGCACTTGAGCAAAAGCCTGTAGTAACAACTCTTGCCCCTTTGCCATTTTCTCGTTTGGCTTTTTCCATTCACCAATTAAGAAGTGTCCTCTCCTCTCACAAATCATGTCTATATTGCTAGGCAAGAAATGCGGATAGTTTTGAATCAACCTAGCGAAATCACGGAAGTCAGTATGACTAGCCAGAGAATTCCGCATTTGATTGGGCGGGCTACTCATGTTCGTCCGACATTGCTGTCCACTTTCGCCCATAAATGGTGAAGCCTACTCGCTGCGTCTGTGTTGCATCACTAGGTACTCCCAGTGGCACAGCATCCGCTTTCGGCTTCGTAAACTCAGAAAGGCGCATCGTCCTCAAATTCTTCTTGCTTTACCTTTTTCTTAGGCTGCACATCAGCGTTCTTATTCTTGACAGACAAAGACATGAACTTAGCACCATCTTTGCTGACCTTAATCCAAGCAGATAGCCAGTAGTCTGTGCCATCTACGTTAATGCTTCCTTTGTAATCAGGAAACTTTGCATCGTCCTTGCGGTCATTCTTAAAGAGTGAGCCTCGATTAGTGTTATCGTATTCCATATTAACCTTTCGCTTTCTTAATTGCGCTTCTTACATTACTTGGCATCAGAGTCCAAAGAGCAACCTTTTGGTCAGCTTCTAAGTTCTCTTTCTCCAACCTTACCCAAGCTGCCTTGGGGTCTTTCTCACAAATAGCAATTAGTTCAACTGCTAATTCGTCAAGATACCTTAATATTTCAATAGGCAATTCATCTTTAATGCCTTGTGCTGGCGTGATGATTACCTTTTCTTTTGTAGCTTCTTCTGGCAAGTCTTCACCAGCATAAATGTACAAACCAAGGCCATGCAAGCTGAGTGCTTTAGTCATGCAACGCATGATGGCGGTGTTAACTTGAAAGGCATCAGGATTTGGAATAGCTTTGTTGCGATAGTCCATAACTGGCAACTGGCAAGTCATTGGCTTATCAAACATTGTGACTGTTACCCAGACCATTGCTGTGCCGTTAATATCCATAAAGCATTTGTCGCCAAACATCTCAACTTTGAATGTTGACTTTGGGTCTGCTTTAAGCGCCTCTGCCCATGCCCAAGCCCATGAAAGATAGGTTAGGTTATTTTTCTTTTCTGTATGAGCGTTTACATCTGTTTTAAGTAGTGCTTCAATTGACATTTTGATTCCTTTTGGTTTCTCTTATTAACTTCATTTTTAACTTTGTTTCTTCTGTATGAGGAATTCCTAATCGGTTTTTATTCCCCATCCTAGAGAGTGCCATGTTTCTTTTTGCTTCCTCGGTAAAAGGCTTTCTTTTTACACCAAGTTTTGCTAAAGAAATTTTCTTTTTAGTTTCTTCTGAAACTTCTTTCTTGGGTTCTTTTCTTCTTTGTTCCCAAGCAGCTTTCATCTTAAGTTTTGTTTCTTCTGTGTGCTTTACTCCTTTGCCTCCAATTACAGAGGGACTAATGTTAAACCCATTTTGAACAGCATCAAGTTTTGTCAACAACAATTGTTCATAAAACAACACATCATCTTTTGAACAAATTAGCAATGTTTCAAATTTGAAATTTTCTTCACCATATTTTTCCCATGCTCTTTGTAGCTTGGAATTCTTATGTTTTTTATTTCGCAAACAACTAAGATGTGTGCGCTTTCTTTTTGAAAGACTATGAGCACTACCAATGTAAAACTTACCTGTTGTTAAGCAAGAAATTTTATAAACACCAGTTGCATTGCTATCCATCATTCTTCCTTTAAATATTCTTTAATCATTTCTTCTTTGTCTTCATCGTAGAGGTCTTCAAACTCTACGAAGTGATTTTCTGAACAGCAAGAGCCATAGGTCTTAGGTTCAGTACAGTAAACACAATACAAGCCGTGTGATAAATCCTTGATTGCGTCTTCTCTGGTCATTGGATTCTTTCAATGGACTTAGCTACAAGCCACTTGTCACCAAGCTGGCGCACAGACTTGACCCATTGCTTTTGATAGCTTCTGATGACTTCTGGAGGTGCATCATAGGTTGCAAATATCTTGCGTACATGAGTTAGGAATCGTGTGTTCATTAGCCTCTCCAAGCCAGCATTACACCGATACCGCCAAAGATGATGACAGCGAGTGTCCATTCAATTAACTTTTCTTTCATTTGGTTCTCCTTAATTGGGGGACTAAGCCCCCTGTTGATTTAGCCGTTCCAATACTCATTGAATGACATTGGTTGTGCATAAGCGTTCCATGATTCACGATTTGGAAAGACTGCGTAAATATCCATCCAGTTTGTTGTTTGACCAATTTCAAGAACTTTGCCATCAGCAAGTTGAAAGCATTTGCTGCGATTGTCAAAAACACGATTACCAACAATCGGTTCTGCACCAGTCATGTCTGGGCGAAAGTTTGGGCGTTCTGGTTGAACTACGTTAGGATTCTTTTCTTTCCAGTTTGCCAAATATGATTCGTATGCGTTACTCATCTTGATTTCCTTAAAAAGACCCATTTGCGTTTTGCTGTGGGCTGACGCAAGTATAGCAAACTAAACAGACTAAACAAGCTATTTATCTAGGTGTTTACCCTAAAAACAACAAAATGTTGAATTTGCTATACTGTAGAGATGGATAAACAAACTGCTGTCAAACTTGCTGGCTCACAGAGTGAACTTGCCAGAATATTAGGAATAAAAAGGGCTGCTGTAAGTCATTGGAAGACTATTCCTCCATTGCGTATTTACCAGTTAAAAGAACTAAAGCCAGAGTGGTTCAAATGAAAAGGCTATACCACTACTTCAGCTACAAGTCTTTGATGATGCAACATCTGGCATTTGCCACAGAGAATGTGTCACTAAACGATTCTTTGTTTCACTTGCTTTGGTATCACTACTACAAAGACAAAGCACAGCATCACTACTTTGAAATGATGCACAAAGAGCGTGAAACTTTACATAAATTGATGATTCTATGACCCAAGCACAAGTAATTAAAGCCCTGCAAAATGGCTCACTCACTTCTCACGAGGTAGCAAACCTGACTGGTATGCCACAAGCCACAGTCCTGTCAACAGCCAAACAACTGCGTAGCCAAGGAAAGCTGACAACAGAGCAGGTCAAGGTAGGCAGACATTGGGTTGCTCAATACACCTTGGCTGACAATGAAATAGAAAAGCAAGACAGCAATGTAAAAATCATCTGTGGCATCAAGACCTATGGCATCTTTACAAAAGCTGAGTATGCTGTGATGAAACAACAGGCTACTCGATTGCTTGGCAAACAAGGTAAAAAAGAAATCACTAACAATCAATTTATTTGATACAATGTTTTGAAACAACGGCTAGGTACGAAGTCATGAGCGTACCGAAAAGAGTTCCTCCCTCTCCTGCCGACTGTTTCTTTCTAGGGAGTGGTTTAAAAGGTGAGTTTTATGCACTACTACTCTTTTCATGTGAGTGACTACATTCACGACACGGCTCATTTGTCAATCTACGAAGACTTGGCATTTAGACGCTTGCTTGACTTGTATTACACAAGCGAAAAGCCTATCCCAAACAAAACCCAAGAGGTTTCCAGACGGATAAGAATGTCTGGTCATTCTGATGCTGTTCAAACAGTCCTTGAAGAATTCTTCATGTTTGACATAGCTAATGATTGCTGGTTTCACAAGAGATGTGATGAAACTATTTCTGCTTATCAGGCTAAAGCAGAGCGTAATCGTGCTGTTGGTAAGCTAGGTGGAAGACCTAAATCAAACCCAGATGCTATCCCACAAGAAACCCAAATGGTTTCCAAAGATAACCCTAACCATAAACCAATAACCAATAACCATAAACCAATAGATAAGAAGACACTCGGCAAACGCCTCGCTAATGATTTAATTTTGTCAGATGAGTGGAAAGAATTTTGTGTCAACGAAAGACCAGAGTTAAACCCTGTTCAAACATTCGATAAGTTCAAGGACTATTGGATAGCCCAAGCAGGTCAGAAAGGTGTGAAGTTGGACTGGTTTGCTACATGGCGTAATTGGGTACGCAACACAAACGCACCTAAA